ATATATTGAGCATCTGACATATTGATTTGCTTTTCAGGCATTTGTAGTACCTTTAGCTACGTTTACTTTTTATTCCAAACCTCTGATCTAGGTTCATCACCAACTAAGCGGATGCCTTGAGGACCACCTACATCAAATGTTGCCGTGATAGTCGCTGGACCCTCAAAAACACTACAATTCATTTTTACAGAGGTTAATCCAGCTAATGGAATACCTGTTTCCTCGTCACAAAGAGCAAGATGAGAAGATTTATCTGAAACTCTTTTAAGTACCAAATGTCTAACTTTTGATTCACTCATAAGCCAAACTCCATAAATGACAAAAGCGCCATTTGGGCGCTTATATAGGTGAAAATTGTGTCTTAAGTGAGTTTAGAATTACCTGTAATCGGCAATAATTACTCACAGTTAAATCCAGTTCCAACAAGGTCTTTTTTCAAATTTGAAACGAGAGTTTGTTGTTCCTGCTGTTGTCCACTAAGATAATTTTTATCTAGAGTCTCTGCACCATCAATAGATTTATAAAGCTCTTTAGATTCCTCTAAATTGTCTTTTAAAAACGTGGTGAGGTTTAGTTTCGCCTGGGCAGCTCTACATAAATTATTTTTAGCTTCTAAATCTTGAGCAGCCTGTTTTACTTGACCAGTTGCAGGATCAAAAGAATATGCATTTGCCATTGCTGACTCCAAAGCTTCAGACAATCGATCATATTCTTTAAGATATTTTTGACTTGGTTCAGCTAAACAAGTGATGGAAATTAGGGTTAGACATACAAAAGCTATTGTTTTCATATTGTATAAATTCTGATGTTTAAAAAAATATAACATAAGAAAAATTACAGACCCAACTTTTTAAAAGCTTTTTCATCCAACTTTCTCAAATCATCTAAGCTATAGAAACGGCCTTCAGGATCAAAGAACTTTTCAAAATCAAATTTCCCATCTTTATAGAGCTTAAAGCGCTTTGGCCCTAGCCACTCCCTTTGAAAGAAATCATCTGTTTTCTTAAAGAACTCTTTGAATGTGGTGTTTGCATCTAACTGTCCTATTAACTGGCTTCGCTCTTCTTTGGGGATGTCTTTAACTCTACGTTCGTCCATTACAAATGGCCGTTCGCCAACAAGTTGACCGTCCTTCTCGACCGGAACCAAGATACTGCGACAGTTAGGATGTAACGGCGGCACTCGCTTTGCCGGATCATTTATTTCCCACACTGAACCATCTAATGAAGCGCAAAGCTTAGAAGTTCGTCCATCTAAAACACTAACAAATCGGACATATTCAAAGCCAATTTGGTTGAAGCTATTTAGATAGGCTTGATTAGCTACATGACTTCGCACAGTTCTTACCGTTCGCTCAATATCAGTTTTGGTACCATTTAAGATCCCATCTTCATAGTTAAGCCGTTTGCTCCCTCGAATACGCTGAACAATTTCTTGGTTAGTTTTGCCTGAATTAATACCATCTCGAATTGCATACTCAACCTTTTGACGGGCACTTTCAGCAATTCTTGAAAGCAGATCATCGACAAGAGCGCCACCTGCCAACGGAACTTTTTTAGCGGATAAGAATAGTTTTTCCCCATCAGGCTTATTAATTTTTGCTCCATAGAGCTTAGCTACGTAATTGGCCTCATAAACAGCCAGCGCCGTAGCAGAAACGGCAAAAGCTTCAGGTAATGCTAAATTAACACTGGCAAACCATTGGGCAATCAAATCCCTAATTTCCCTTAAATTTGAAGTTGTATATTTACCACCAGCTAAAGCAACTTTCTCCGACTCATTAAGCTCATCCAATAAATCCCGAAGCTTAGATAGCATCTTGCTCGTATCATCATTGAATAAAGCCAATAACTCATTTACCGTTTTTGATGAAGCACGATAAAGATAGGCCTGGTGCTGAGTGAGTGCTTCAAATAGTTTTTTGATATCTGTTGCCATCTCACTCTACCTTTTGATTTAAAGTCCCATCTTGCTCTGCTTCAACATTCTGAAGTTCTTCTTCATATTTTTGTTTAGGGAACATACCTGTTTGGTTGTATTCCCACCATGATTTAAATGAAGATCGGCCTTGTAGAGCTGCTTCAAATAACTGTCGAGCTAACTCAGCTAAATAACCCTGTTTGTTAAATTCTTGACTGATTTCGAACATCAGGTCATCTTTATTAAGAGCATCAACATTAGCTATTACGTATTTGGCACACCATCGCAAAGCCATAGACAAGGCTTCATTCATGTTCACGACACATAGCGATAAAACGGAATGCTGAACAGCATCATCATTGTTAGCTTCTGTGGCTGTTTTAGCAGCAGAACCCTTTTCAATTAAGCGTGCGCCTAATTCTTTCATTTGATTCCACTTATCTTTCATTGCTTCACGGGACAAAGTGTTAGGGTTTGCTTGTTCAATGCCGATTTTGCCATTTTCAGGCAAAGGCAAAAGTACCTTCGCTCCAACGTAAATGCCTCGAGCTTTTGCCTCATCGAACCATTGCCAGTTCACACCGCTAACATAGTATTGAGGTTGCCCCATATAAAAAACGGACTCTTGAAAGTCCGCACTGTCACGATAATGAGCTAAATTTAGATTAGCTAATGCGAGTAATGGAGGTTTCTTAATTTCTTCAGAATTATCTACCGCACCGACAAAAGTAAATGGAATATAAGACCAAGTTTTGCCACTGTGATCAGTCGGAAACTTTTTTGGCCCTCCTTCATATTCGCCCTTGTCATTTTTGGTATATATCTGAACAGAATAAGCATATTCTCCATTGTCAACTGGCTCTAAACGCAAAACACGGAACTGCTCACGATCCTCTTTACTGAAACCATCACTTCCACGGGTAGAAACTACCTCTCGGATAACTACTAAACATAGTTTTTTCTGGTTCCCAACCATCATTGAATCCCAGTTAATTACATCAACAGCATTCAATAAATGAATCATCGGATAGGCTTTTTGTGCTTTAAATTCCGCTAGATTACGAGCTGGCGGCACATCAGGATAATCTACATATAAAGCACAACGATAATGCTTCAATAAATGGCGAATTCCATTTTGAGCCAATTGATAAGTACTTAAACCAGCACCATTTGCATTACGTTCTAAATGAGCAAGTTCCGGAGGAAATTTAAAACTTGGATCGGTTGCAAAAGCTGCACCAACTAAACTATTTGATGTAGTCCCTGTTACTTCATAAAAGACTGCACGGGTAAGATAAGCCTCATAAGCGCTTTTATTTGCAGGTGATTTATCATGTGCATTTGGCATCGGCAAATATTTTTCACCTTTAGCCTTAACTGCATCTTCACCTTCACAAACATCATCAAGTTTTTGCCAGTATGGCAAGTTCTTAACATATTCAGCATGTTGAAAAGTTACATCACTCATCGAGCAAATCCCATATCAGCAAAGAAGGCTTCAAAACCTTCATGTAATTCATTAAACGCATCTGAAGCTGCATCCACTTGGTCGTCATGTGTGCCATTAGGAAAATGACGAAGCTCATCAATAAAATCCTTATTCCATTCACCTTTGAGCATTCGTACATTTCCCACGTTAACTTGGGCCGCAAATGGTTGTGCACGTGTAAGCTTGTCACCTGAAATTGGTTTGGCTATCACGTTATAACCCGCAAGAAGCTTCACAAATGAACTAGCTTGCGATTTACCAGCTTGACCGGGATCTTGTGGTAGACGCACAGAAACTTTTTTCCCATCTATTTTTGCTGTTTGTTCTAAGCGCTTATTCACATTGTCAGGTCCAAGCTGTCCTCTAGTTACATCGACAATGTAAGTAAAACCATCTGCGCCTAGAGCTTCTCGCACACCTACTGTAAAGTCGCCCTCATTTTCGGTAGCCCCAAAATCCCAAGCCCTAACTTGTTTCAATACATCCGCAGGCAAAGCATCAACAATTTGAATATTGTCGGGCTTAAAAAAACCGCCTGCTGGCGGTGATGGCATTTGTCGGTACTGCCCGGCAAATACATATGGTGCTGCTTGCTCCATTAGCCTCAATTTTTGGATATTGTGTTTTGCTGGCCACAGTGCGGATCCGTCTTCCTGAATAGCTGAAAGACATAGATGCTCCCACACTTCACCGTTACCACCAGCTACAGGAACGCCGTCTTTTCTATCACCTAGCAACCATCCAGCTAAATCAT